CCAAATTAACTCGCCTAAAGCTTGCTTGTGACTTTCTTCTGCTAGATGCGGAAGCATGTCCTGGATCTTAGCGTGTATTCTTGGGTAGCTATCGTCAGAACAATCTATACATAGTTGGTAATTTTTACTCTTAGCTTTGGTGTGTACATTTATAAATACCAACAAATCTAAAAGTTCGTTTCTTCTTAATATAGCTAGTAATGCTTCTGCTTGTTTTTGGTTTAAATACGTTCTTCTTCTTTTCATAATGACCTCACTCTTGGTTGTTTAACTTTTTTAGGGTGTTCCTTGTCTATGATTTCTTGATATAACTCGTTTGTTATTTCTTTCCTTTGATTGGGAGTCACCTTAGTTAAGATTTTAATATCTCGTTTCTTGGGTTTGTATGTTTTCCAATAAATTGCTTCTGGGGGTTGTGTTCTCCAAGTCCATTCTATAGTACCTAATAAAGTGCTGTCAAAATGTAACTTTGGAGAACAAGGAAACTTGTCCTTATATAAAACCACGTTTAGATAAATTTCATATAAGGTTTGGCTCTAACTTTAGCTACTTCTAGCTGATCCGTGCCTAATCTGACTGTAGGCTTAGATGAATCTGCTGACACTAATACATATTCGCCATTGTGCTTATCTATAATATAATCACTCACTTTTATTTTCTCCTTGATATTTAGCAAGCCAATCATGCTTGTCTATATTAATTTCGTCCCATATTCGCTGCTTCATTTGCATTTGTTCCTCAGTAATATAATCTTGTTCAGCGAAGTCAGGGTAAATGTCTTTCATGCACTCATTAACTATGTTTTCTAGTGCATCTTGAATAACCTTCTTTCGATATTCTGAAGTGAATCTTCTTCCTACTACAGTATTTATTGGGATGGGTTCATTTCTCATTTATCTCTCCTTCTATTATTTCAAAACCTTCCTGCACAAGTCTATCCATAAACCATTGTGCTTTCAGTAGGTCCTCTTGTCCATTTTTCTCCTGGTATCTCCAAAGATATTTGTATATAGATCCCTTTAAATATCCATGAAACCCTTCTAAAGACATACTAGCCTTAATAGCTTCTATACACTCAATCTCACTATTTTTGTAGTGAGAAGGGTTTATATTATCTGGCATTTTTTGTTTTTCTTAAAGAGGTCCAATCAGTATCTTGAAATCCGTCTTTTCCAAATCGCATATACATTGGCACAACCTTATCGCTTAGATGCGGAATAGACATTAGCTTGTTGTAGCCTGATCGGGGAGTAGAGGCAATCACTTCTACTCTGTACTGTTGTAACCTATTTTTTTCGTCTTTATCATTATATAAAAAAGCGTATGTTTTCATTTTTTCTCCTCATTAAACTTAACAAATTTAACAGCTATGCTTTTAAATAAATTCTCTACTTTGTCGGCAGAATAACCAAAATCTTTTTGCAGCCACTTAGGGTACAAATCGTTTCTTGCATAGTGGTCGCCATTATTCATATTAAAGCAAATCTCTAATAATCTTAATTCTTCTTTAGTAAACTTCATTTTTTCTCCTGTAATTTAAACTCGTCTATATTGATCTAGTCCCATTATTCTGTCCTCCAAACTCTGAAGCCATTTTCCCATTTTTTTGCTGTCCCTTTAAAACCATGGCGTTTTAATTTTAAACATATTGCTCTAGCCATATTTTCAGTTGGACAGAAAACTGAATCACCTACTTCTAGACTGTATATGTCAAAATAGTATTTTGATGATTTTTGTCGTTTGTTAGGTATAGGTATGTTTTTTTCTACTTCAATGACCAGGGGTCTGCCAAATTCATCATGTGGCTCTGTTGGTGCAGGGCCATGTTCTTCGCCTGGAATATCGTTGTATCTCTTTAAATCTGTTCCCATCACTTTTCCTCCTCGTTTAGATGTTTTGCAACATCTTCCATAATCATCATTAAAGTTTGATCTTCAAGAACAGACGCAGTTAAAGATTTAATTTGCGTATCTTCTATATCAGTATCATGCACATTAATTTGTATATCTATTACAAAATCTTCCATCACTTTTTCTCCCGTTTTTTAGCTAAACTCATTTCTTCATTGATTGTTTTTTGTATTGTATAAACATCTTCCACAATGTTTTTATTTTCTTCATGTTCTTCTGCTTGTCTTAATATGTCTGTGGGTAGCGAAGAAGCATGAGCTTCTATGTCTGCTCTTTTACTATCGTCTGTCTGATAGACTCCTTCCCCTCGATACCAAATTCTGTAGGTCGGTTTACCTTCTGCGTCTGTCTGCCCTTCTTCTCTCCTAGAGACAAGATGTATGCGTTTCTTTTTAGAGTACATCATTATTGAACCCTTATCTTTAACATTTAAGCCTCCGATAGAGTCGCCTTTCTCCATTTGTTGAAGAATACTATCCCATTGAGCAGTCCTACCTGTGGGATTTCCTTTCCTTTTTGGTATTGGAACATTTTTTTCAATTTTAAACTTACTCATTACTCTATCCTTGACAATGTTTCCGTTGCACTTTCTACAAATTCAAAGTAGCTATCTTGATCTACAGTTTCCCAAGTGCATAAAGGTTCATCATCTTGAGCAATAGCTTTTGCCTGTTCTTCGTTATCAGCTTCTACTATCTTGAATACTGTATAAGTGTATTCTCCTTGTACTTTGTATTTAGCCATTGTTATTCTCCGTATGATGTTATTTGTTGCTCTTTAGTCAGCTTATCTTCATAAAAGTAAACTACTGCTACGCAACCTTTAGTCGCACATTCTTCGATTCTGTAGTCTATCTCGTCAAAGTCGTTAAAACTTCCAAGAAGATCAGCTACATCACCATTAGTTATTTTATTTTGCATAATTATTCTCCTGTATTTTAATTAGTCTTGCTCCTCTACTTCTAAAACTTCTTCATCTTCAAATCCATAATCAAGACCATTACCTGTTTGTAATTCTTCACTAGGGTCATAACTTCCCATAGCTACAAAATCTTTAGCCTCTTGTTCATTTTCTGCGTCTACTATTATTTCAGAATAGCCAATCCATTTTGTATAAACTTTAAATGCTTTCATTATTTTCTCCATTAGTTAAATAATACTATAATTCTATACCAAATCTCCCATATAAACAACACTTATTCTTATATTAAGTTATAATGTGTTTACTGTGGCAAAACCTGAAAGTTTATTTTGGCAACAAGTTAGGAAGAATCTTAAAGAGTTTTCTTTTATACGTCTGGAATCTTGGGTAAATCATGGCATACCAGATGTTCTGGGTACTACTAAAGAGGGTATATATTTCACGCTTGAACTAAAGGTAACAAAAAGTAATAAAGTTTCCCTATCACCTCACCAGATTTCTTATCATGAAGAACGTAAAACTGCGTCTGCATTTATCTTGGTCAAGAGGGTCTTGGAGAGTAGTCCAAGAAAATCCAGGATTTATCTCTATTCCCCCGATCAGGCAAGAGAGTTATCGGAACAAGGTCTTTCTCTTTCTCCCCTTTCTCTTTCAGACCCAATTAATTGGTCCTTTGTCCAAGAGCGTTTAGCTTTCCTCATTAGAGGAAGGACAAAGGATCAATTAATTGGGTCTTAAAGCTTGCTTGCTTGTTTTTTCTGTCTTTGGCTGGATCTCCTGGCTGGATCTCCTGGTTAGCCCAGAATAAAAAAAGGGGAATAGTAAAAATACTATTCCCCACGTCTCGCCTGAAAAGGAGAGACAGGCGAAACTCTGTAAGCTATGCCATGTCGTATAACTCTGCGCAAGCGTCATCTAGTCCTATGTAGTCCTTTGAGTACCACCTAGTTACACGATCACTTCCCCAGTAACCCTCCACTTCTTGGCTTGCTGTGTCTATCCAGATATTAGGCCCACCAAATGCAACTAAAAGCCTTGCACCTTTATACATGTTGTCCTGTGTTGTGATGTAGTTAATATCTAGCACATCTTCTAGATAGTCAAAACCGCTTATCTTGCCTTCTCTTATTTCATTACAAATGTCTTCGCACATCTCAATAAGTCGTTCTTCGGTCTCGTTTGATGTATTACTCATTTTTATTCTCCTTTTATTAAACAAGTATCTATTATATAAGATATATTCATATTAAGCAAGAAAAAACAAGCAAGCATGAAGGACCAATGCTTGCTTGTTTTTTCTTGCTTAATTGCTGGGCAGCCCAGCCTGGAAATAAAAAAGGGGATTTTTATTAATCCCCTTAGTACGCTATTGATTAACTCAACAGATTTTGAATCCTCCCGACTCTTTGGCAAAAGCTATGAACTCCTCAACATTTTCTTTATTAAAGGGATAATCGCCTCCTGCCATGCTTTCCTCTTTCCATTTCGTATAGAACTGGTCTAAAAGAAAATCAGCACCTACCAGACTTTCTAGCATATCCACAATCTTCTTAGTCTTTAGTTCGTCAATCTCTAGGCCGTCGTTAAAATGCCCTTGTTCCCATTCTTCGTCTGTTAAGACATGAGAGCAAGAGATATTAATAAAATCCCACAAGGGGCGCCAATACCAGATATTGTTTCTGAAATAGTAGCCTGGATTTTCTTCTTGCCATTTGGCGTCTTGCTTCCAGTAGCGTTCTCTCTCTTGTTCGCTTGGGTTCTTATCCCAGTCTATGTCTGGCTTATCTCCCTTTAGTTTGGGGTTGATACCATATACGTCCATTCCCATTTTTTTCTCCTTTAATTAAACAAGGGTTCATTATATCTTAATTATCCCATACATGCCAGTTCTATTTCGGCTCGCTTCGCTCGCCTCAAGCAAGCACCAACACACTTATTATTATCCTTAAATAAGTGTGTTGGTGCTTGCTTGTTTTTTCTTGCTTAACTACTGAGCAGCCCAGCCTGGAAGGCGTGCTGTGGAAATAAAAAAAGGGGCAAAGATCCAAGAACCTTTGCCCCTTTAGGGGGTTACTATTTAATACTCACCATACTTAGATTGTTGATAATGTTGCCACTCACTCCAAATACCTTCTAAGCAGTAACGAATGAAGGCGCTATCTAGTCCTTCATTCCTTAACTGAGTAGATACCATTTGGATAAGTTCTTCCTCTGTGTGGCAGTCACTAATTACATGGTCTGCAACATCAACCACATTGTGGTAAGCGTCTTTAATTATACTCATGGTTATACTCCAATGAAGGTAAGTTATTATTATCTTCTATTAATCTTGGGTTTAACATACCAGAACAGACAACAGACTGACCATTAATTACAAGTGATGTGATCTTAGTCTCAAGACCATGAACCAGTACGTTATCGTCGTCTATTAGTTTAAACATTAGTTTCATATTTTCTCCCTTTATTAAACAAGTATTTATTAATTAAATACTTATAAGATTATATCATAGGACAGGTCTCATACAAAGCTTGTCTATTCATTGCGGCTCGCTTCGCTCGCCTTCGCTCATGGGGGGGATAGGTACTCTTCATTTTTCATTCATAGTCAAGGTCTTCCTTGGAGAGACAATGGAATTCACCTTGACTATGAATGAAAAATGAAAAAGGAAGAGTACCTATCCCCCCCATGAGCGAAGCGAGTGAGTTTTATCTTTAGAGAGAAAAATAGACATAGACAGAATATCCAGAAACTTTGACAAATTGGCTACCCCCCTTCACAATATAAAAAGGGTTAGGAGTCCCATACCCCTAAAAAATTTTTTATATGAAAAAATGTAGCACTTGTGGACGAAATTTATCGGAAGATAGCTTTGAGATTCTTCCGAAGAAAGGAAATAAATATCTTAGATCTGTCTGTAGAACATGTCGGTACTCCACAAGAAATAAGCAAAAATCTGCCTCTCCAGAAGCCTATATGAAACATCTTTATACACAATTAAAATCCAGCAGACGCAAATCTAAGCTAGAATGGGCACTGGAATTTGAAGATGTTATACAGCTATGGTATGAACAAGAAGGTAAATGTGCCTTATCAGGGATGTTTATGACATGGCAAAAGGATGGCTCTGGTAAAAAAGAATTGAATATTAGTATTGACAGAATAGATCCTCACATTGGTTATATATTAGGCAACATACAGTTAGTAACAACGCGTGTAAATATTTTAAAACACAGCTTGACAGAAGATGAGCTTTACTGGTGGTGCAAGAACATTGTTGTAAATAAGGAGTTGTTTGAATGAGTAAAGCAGAATACGATATTGACTTGGAACTTTTAGCAGAGCAATACCCTGATGCTACTAAACACCTACTTGAACTAACAGAGGCTTTGAATGCTAAACAGCTCCAAAGAGAGGGAAATGATAGCTTTATTCGCTATGTACAACATATGTGGCCAGATTTTGTGGAAGGGCGACATCACCAGATATTTGCAGAGAAACTAGAAAAAGTAGCGAAGGGAGAAATAAAAAGACTCATTGTCAACATGCCACCCAGACATACAAAGTCTGAATTTGCTTCTACTTACTTTCCTTCCTGGATCTTGGGCCGTAATCCAAAGTTGAAGGTCATGCAGATAACACACACCGCTGAGTTAGCCTTTCGTTTTGGTCGTAAGGTCAGAGATCTAATTGATTCCGCAGAATATCAAGAGGTTTTTCCTGGCGTTCAATTGAAAGCAGACAGTAAATCAGCAGGTCGTTGGGAGACAAATGCTGGAGGGGAAGCGTTCTATTCGGGAATAGGAGGTGCGGTAACTGGACGTGGTGCGGATTTATTGGTACTAGACGACATTCACTCAGAGCAAGATGCCCTCTCGCCCACGGCCTTAGACAATGCTTGGGATTACTATTCATCTGGCCCGCGACAAAGGCTACAGCCAGGGGGTTCTATTGTGATCGTGATGACACGATGGAGCACCAAAGACTTAACAGGTAGGTTATTAAGTAAGCAAGCAGAAGATCACGCCGATCAATGGGAAGTGGTGGAATTCCCCGCTATTTTCCCAGATAGTCACAAACCACTTTGGCCAGAGTATTGGAGGTTAGAGGAACTGGAAGGAGTTAAAGCTTCAATCCCTGTTAGCAAATGGGAAGCACAATGGATGCAAAACCCTACTTCTGAAGAAGGAGCTATCTTAA